AAGTTCAGTTTGCTTTATACCTACATCTATAAATTGATTCATATCAACTGTAATTGATTGATCATCGCCGATAGTGATAGATTGACCATCTTTAACTTTAAGCATATCAGTTGCACCTATGTTAACTGCACGTTTGCCGATAACCTCTGTGAGTAACTCACCGCCTACTTCAGTCTTAATACTGCCTGTGACTGATGTTATCATATCCCCTTCCACCTCTAGCACATAATTACCTCCACATTTCACATTTATGTCTCCGTCTACGCTCAGGTTGCATTTACCAACTATATAGACTGTATTGTTCTTATGGGATACTGTATACCCATCTCCTACTATAGTATCTATCTTTGATCCGTCATGTATGGTGTCGCATGATGTACCTGAGCAATGAGTAGATGATATTCTCTCATATCCTGGTGTATCATCATATTCTATTACATGTCCACTTTCTGTTTGTGTTACATTGTTATATGGATATTGCGGTTGAGAATATGTATCAGGATGAGGTAATGAAATCGATTCATCTTCATTCTTTGGTGCATCTGGTTCTAATGTAGATAGTGATGCTTTATGTGCAATCGGTATATCCGTTACCATTTGGTTTATACGATTTCTATATACAGATGAGTTAGTATGAGTAGCAGACTTTGATGTGTCACTTCCGCTTGCCTTAGGATATATGCCATTAGGATCTTTAAATCCTTCTCCGTCTTGTGATTGTTCTGTACTTTCTCCTGGTAGTGATCCTAGTATCAGTGCTTCTTGTTGGTTTTCATCAGTGAATGTTCCGAATACCCAGCTTCCTTGTACTAATCCTATTGTTTGGCCTACACCCGAGGTTGATGCAGATGTACATGGCATCACTACATTGTACCATGGGAGGTTATTTGTAGGTAGTAATGTGAGATCTTCTGTATGTTTACCAAAGATGCGAACTCTTACACGATTTAATTGTGACGGATCATCGTTATCTTCTACTACACCTAGAAAGAATTGAGTGTTGTTTATCATAATGTTGTTTCAGGCTTGATTGAATCAGTCTTTACTACTAATTCTGTTGTGTGTATACCGTCTTGGAATAGATGGACAGCACTGAAGATGAGGTATTGACCCGATAGCATAAGATCATACATTTCTGTGTCTGATTTTCCAGTGTATTCCTTATAGATCATGGGATCAGTTGCTTTTGGAAAGTGTAATGATACTGTACGGCCGGGGTTCAAGAGTGTATCTCCCATAACTGTGAAATTGTGAGAACACGCATCATAATTAGCGATATAAGATCTAGAGATGTGAGATTGTTCTTCGGCCAACTCATTCATGTTCTTTGCACCATTATATGCCGACCTATTAACGTAGTGATACGAGATATTTGCTTGGGGAATCTTATTTAGTGGTGAGGTAGCTTCACTCTCACGCTTATTCTTAATAGATTGTCCATATCCTACATCTTTCTTTGATGTACTGTGTTCACTCTTAAGAGATGTCGTTGCATCAAATATATGTTTCCTATAAGTCTTCTTTGCAATGTCAATATAACGATTCTCAGACGCAAATGCGCCTTTCTTTGCTTGCATCGTGGGTGCGAGGCCAATATTTGAATTCACCTTCAACATCTGAGTAGATTTTTCTAGATAGTTGGCATGGGTATTCGGTGTAGTATCTAGATGGCTTGTGTTCCTAAATGTTTTATAAATAGGATTCTCTTCACGATCATTGATATAACTCAGAGGTGACATGTGAACAGCAGTAGAGAGATCTTGATACAAGAAATACGGTGTACGATTAATATCAGCAGCGGTACCTAAGACAGACCGCGCAGCTTTAATAGGGTTTGAGATGTTGATATTGCCATCAAATTGTGTGCCGCATTTGCCATGAGGAACAAATGTCTTCACATTAAGATCATCCTCCATAATACTCTTGATAATAGATACATTCGTACCTGATACCCTTCGAGAGATTGTTTTAAGAGGTGCAATGTAAGCATGCTCTGATACCGCAACTAATGTATATGCCTGTACCTGAGAATTCTCTGCATTTCTAGCATAATCATTATAGTGTTGCACATAAAATGTGTATGATAGTGTTCGTTCGATGTCAAATGCTTTCGTAACAATCTCAATATAAAGTATCTCATTACCAGTAATATTAAACTCTTCGATGAAGTTCGACTCATCACGAATACCTATCTCACACACGAGTGAAGGAGAGAAAAGACTCTCGTGGATCTTAGTGTAACCTACCATATTACGGATGTCGCGTTGATCCCCATCGACATTTTCCATAACACACTGGGTTAGTTGGTAGGCAGAATTCCCTATAGAATTGCCCCTTTCGTCAACATAACCTATATTAAATTTATCACTCATTCAGCAGTTTCTTGAATTCTCTTGCAAATGATGCAATGTATTGCGGAGCAATAGTTTTTATAGTTTTTCGCGATTCATTTAGTTCTGTGATGCTATCGTATATTGACACATAATTAGATGCTTCTGGACCAGCGGCATATTCTGCAATCTCTTCTTTGGTATCGACCATATCATAGTAATGCGATGGTGCCAGTGACCCATCTTTCCAATGCTGTGTTGTTGTCAATGTGTAATTCAGATTAAGCGCTTCGTCCGTAATATGTTCAAAGAATGCGTTCGGTCTAAATCGTGATGCAGTCTCTCGTACTTCGTCTAGGAATGACTTACGAAGAGAAGATTCACTACTGTCGATATCAAATTGGACAGTGAAGTCTCCAGACGTTTGACTTACATAAAATAGATTAGTCTTTGATTTCGCTTTATACTTAATATCAAGAGTGCTACCTGTTCCGACCTCGTTGTGTGTTGTGGCGTCTTCTGCAGACCAAGTAACATCGCTATTGTCAATCCAGATGAGAGACATAAGAGGATCATAGTCAATGATCTTAGCCGAAGCAAAAACACGTTTGTTTTGTTCAGTTCCTATGACTTTACACAGCCTCAGATGTGGTAGATACTCGCTGTTTTTAATTGGAATACCGATTATTGTTGACCGTCTTCCACCAGTATCTGGTTCAGACATTGGAAATCTAAACGCCGAAATGTTTTTGTATTGATTGCTTATATGATTTTTAACCTCAGAATCGCTTTTTGGCCATGCCGACAGGCCTTCTTTTAACGCATCATTTGTAATAAAAAACGTCCAATAGTAATCAGTTGTGCCGTAAAGACGGAATGATAACGTATCGGGCCTTTCAGCGTTGATAATATCAACAGTATTATATGAGTATACGTTTTGTGCTAATCTGTCGACAACATCAACATAGCGGAAATAGTCGGTGACAGTGCTCTTAATAGCATCATTTTGTACGCTATATAAAGTTTTTGGAAATTGGTTAAAAAACATTATGGTAATTTTGTGTTAGAACTGATCAGGTGTCGGAGGAGCATTTTCATCCCGCGGGGTTCCAAACTTCGCGACACCAGCGTCGTATCCCTTTTTGATCATTCCCGCTGTTTTATCAGTCAACTCTTTGATGTCCTCATCCATTTCATTTATTCTAGTGCCATGTTTTTCAAGCGCTACGATTTCATCCCGCGTAAGAATTTTTGTTTCTTGAAACTGTAATGATATGTCGATTTCGTACGGTGACATGTCATGTCGCCTGAAAGTATTCGATGTGCTATTCACTGTCGTGGTAGCGGTTTGAAGGTAGCACGTGTAAATTTTAGGCATATACTCGAGCTCTTTGTGGGTTTTGGGGTGAAGGAATGTAATAGTCCACTGATTGGGATATTTGAGCATAAAACTACTGCCGCCATTAAATTTTTCTGCATATATTTGCTCTCTAAATAGGTTCTGGATTTTGTCAATCATTTGTACTTCACTCTCACTCCTCCCAATCATTTTAAAATTAAATTGGAAGTTCCTCATCGTATTACCACTAAAAGCACCATTTGTTCTAGGATTCATGATGCTTTTATTCGCAAATTCTATCCCTGTTGCAACCTTTTCTAATCCTATTGCCCTACTAGCTAATATTGCTGCACCTGTGACTCCTCCGTTTTTAACCTCAGCTCCAAAGGCTGTGCCGACTTCTTTGGCCAGATCTTGCGGGCTTTGGCCGCTGGTGAGTGCATTAGCCGCCTTCAAAATTGGCGCGATTAGTCCCACATCAATAACACCATATGATCCAGCATCACTAAAACTAATACCAGCAGGACATGGTAAGTGAACAGTTTTAAGCGATACACTTCCTTCGTAAGATTCGCACTTAAACCTAATGTATGGTCTTTCGCTAAGGGCAAGGTCGCTTGGAAAAACCAAAAGGGAAGGAGAATTCGATGATCCGCCGCGGTCGGTGAGGCCTTCCTTCGCTCCTTCCACAAAGGCCCTGCCAGCGTTCTTTATGCCATCTGTAAAATTGTCTAGTGCTCCCATATAAATAAACCTTTAGTGTTGTTTACAGTGTTATTTATAGTGAAATCATGGCATATTCTGGGCGTTATATAGTAAAGAACCCAAAGAAATACGAAGGGGACTTCCAAAAGGTAAAGTACCGCTCGTTGTGGGAAAGACAGACATTCAAATGGTTAGACAATAACATTGGTGTTATAGGTTGGTCATCTGAAGAAGTAGTCGTACCATATCGTTGTAGGACCGATGGAAAAGTACATAGATATTTTGTTGATCTCTTTATTCGTACAAAGGAAGGTAAGGTATTCCTAATAGAGATAAAGCCAAAGAAACAGACTCTTCCGCCTAAAAAGACATCGCGAAAAACTAAGAGGTATCTCACAGAGGTACTGACGTACGCTAAGAACCAATCAAAATGGGAGGCAGCTACAGCATACGCGAAGAAATATGGAATGACATTTGAGGTGTGGCACGAAGATACTTTAAGGTCATTTGGTATAAAAATCTTATAAATAAAGCTGAATGGCCACATTTATTAATAGGATTGAAAACAGAGCTACTGTTTCTGGCATTGAAAGAAATACGAAGAAATCTCTTGAATGGTTTAAGAAGGAAATTCAAAACATCAATATGCCTAGTAGAAAAAAGCTATTGTCTGATGAGAATTTTGATTATACGAATAAGCCATTAGTTGGGAGGATGTTTATGTATGTGTATGATCCAAAACATAAGAAGACTTTGCCGTATTATGATAGGTTCCCACTAATTTTCTTAGTTGATAAAGCAGAGGGTGGTTTTTACGGCCTCAATTTACACTATTTATCGCCTAAATATAGAGCGGTATTTTTTGATCAGTTGACAGAATACACTAACAACGAAAAGTACAACGCAACAACTCGGTTGAGGCTCAAGTATAGCTTTCTTTCAACCAATGCAAAACTAAGGTACTTCGCTCCGTGTTTTAAACATTATCTTAGTGATCACATTAAATCGCGGATCGTAGAAGTTCCAGCACAGCATTGGGAGTCAGTACTATTCTTGCCATCAGAGCAATTCAAGAAAGCTAAACCTCAGAGTGTATGGACACAATCTAAAAAACAATTCACTTAAAAGCTTATGGGATTATTAGACAACATCAAAAAAACAATCAATCCAGTTACGATTGACCAGTTCAAAGCAACCATTGGGAAACGTGGAGGTATTGCTACTACAAATCGTTTCGCAGTTACAATCACTCCTCCTACGCAGGCTCTATTCAACCTTGGAGGTATTTTTAGCGGGGCACTAGTAAACGATCCTAGAGATATCAATATCCTTTGCCAATCTTGTAGTCTTCCAGGTAGACTTATCATGACGGGTGACTACGATCCATACGGAAGTAATCCTAGGAAATACCCGCAGAGCACTATGGGAGATGATGTCAGTTTTACTTTCTTACTAACAAACGATTTGTACGCTAAAAAGCTTTTTGATAACTGGCAGAAGGGCATTATTGATCCGGCGACGCAGCTGGTAGAATACGATACAGACTATAAAACAGATGTCTTTATTCAAGAATTAAATAAAGACAACAATGTAGTGTACGCGGTTCGTCTGATTGATGCATTCCCTACCGCAGTCGCGAGTATTGATCTTTCTAATGAAAATACTGACGCAGTCACATCTCTAACTGTAACTATGACGTACAAAAGGTTTGAAACAGAGGGTACTACTAAATCAATTATAAATAGTATTAGCGATAAGCTTAAAGTATTTAAGCGGCTAATTTAAATTATAAATGAAAAACACTATGGCATTACCAACAATTGAATCACCTAAATACTTTCTAACTGTTCCATCTACAGAAGAAACAATTGAATTCAGGCCCTTTCTCGTAAAGGAAGAGAAGGTTTTAATGATTGCTCAAGAGTCAGGCACTAATCAGAGCATGCTTTCAGCAATGAAAGATATTATAAAATCTTGCACGTTTGGATCTTTAGATCTATACTCGTTAGCAATGAGCGACCTTGAGTATATCCTATTGCAAATACGATCAAAAAGTGTTGGTGAAACATCTGATATCATAGTTACGTGTGATGAATGCAACGAACTCGTAGATGTAACAATAGATCTTTCAGAGATCAACGTTACCAAAGGTAAAAAGACCGATAATAAAATACAACTCACCGACGACGTTGGTATCACGCTTAAGGCTCCTGGTCTTAAAGAAGCTGAAGCTGCAGCAAAGAGTAATAAGAAAAATAGTTCTTTAACCCAAACACTATCGAGCGTAATAGAAAGTGTTTATGATGCTGACAACGTACATCCATTCTCTCAAGCAAGCTCGAAGGAAACAGAAAACTTTATCGATTCGCTAAGTAGCGCTCAAGTTATTAAGATAAAAGATTGGGTTGATACACTGCCAGCGCTTAAGAAAGAAATCGAGTTTGAATGTTCATGTTCAAAAGGTAAAGCGAAAACAAAGATACTGAATGGTCTTGGTGATTTTTTCGTCTAGCCCTTTCTCATAATTCATTAGAAAATTATTATCACGTTCAGTTTTCGCTAATACAGCATCATAAATATAGCTTGACTGAACTTGACAATATGATTCCATGGGAAAGGGAGATTTACCTTACACTTTTACAAGACCATATTAAAGAAGAAAACTTAAAACAACAAAACAATGGCTAACGAACCTTATATCACTAAAACCGA